CCAGCACGCGGCGAATTTCTTCGCCGTCGTGCTCAACGATGACATATCCAGATTTGGTGTTTCCGGGATCAATCGCCAGAATTGTGCCCATCAGGCCACCTCCTTTGTTCAAAATCTTCGCATTCCTCTCCGGAAAAGAACCTCCGTTCCAGTTCTTCCTCCGAGAACCGTTCGGCCTTGTGCTTCAAGCACCGATACGGATAAACGTAGTTCTTTCTGTATTCCAGATTCTTGCAAGTCAGGCAGCAATCCTGCATCAGCTTCCCTCCTTTCGCACTGCCGCGTGCAAAACGCAAGCTTTTCATACTATCCGTTTCGCGCAATACGGGCAAAACTTATATTCTGCCGCTTCGCAGCAGTCCATAAGTTCACCGCAGGCGGTGCAGCATCCGTCAATGATCTGCGTGGTTTCCGCTTCCTCCGTCGCCCTCACTTTCCCACTGCCCTGCACCACCTCCGCAACGTCGGCGGCGGGCTGACGCAGCAGGAGCGTTTTCACCCGCTGCGGTGTCCAGTTCGGATTTTCCGCGTTGCAGGATTCAAAATCTTTCACCGCCGCTTCGCGGCTTATGTATTCGTCAGGCATCTTCGTCATCTCCAAAGTGCTCGTCGTATTCTTCTGGCGTGATGAACTGAATATCGTCGCCGGTATAGCCGAGACTGTCGAGGCACATCAGCTCAACCAGCGTATCCTTGTTGACACACTTGCACAGATCTTCATACGGGATTGTGTTTTTTGACTCGAAGCTCATCTGCGCTCCGAACTCTCCTCGGACGGTAAAACACACTCTGTTTTTAATCATCCTTCTTTCCCTCCATTCTTGCCCGCAGCAGTTTCGCGTACAGGGTGATTCTCAGCGTGTCCTCTACCACACCGGCATTTGTGTACCAGCGCGGCTTTACCGCCAGCCCCCAGTTTGCATGGTTCCGGCTTGTGCCGATAGACATGAGGATCTTTCTTGCGCGTTTTCTGGTCATGTTTTGCCCTCCATCGCCCGCTCGACCTCTCCAATGTCAAAAAGCCCCACTTTCAGCCCGCTCGGCGTATTCTGTCCATGCGCATACGCCGTCAAGTAGATATTCCAGTGATCCGGTCTGTAAGAAACTCCGTCCCGCGCAATATCAATGCTAGAATATCCCTTGCACGGCAGCACGACCACGCGCCCGTCCTTGTCGGCCTCGGCAAGCTCGCGGAGGCGGTCAAACCCGCCGCACAACTCGGCAATGTCCTCGTAGGCTTTCAGCCGTCCGTACAGATCGCGGGCCATCTTGCGGAAAATATCCTTGCCAAAGCCGTTGCTCGTTGGGCCGTTGATCAGCACGTTGAGCGTGCTGTCCCGGCACTGCTTCCAGTCGATTTCCTTGCCGCCAATCGTGGCGTGCAGAAATCGGTCGGTATCCGGGTCTACGTTGATATTAGGGCTTGTCAATCGTTCCATGTCTCTTCCTCCACATACCGCCAGCTCTGCGGCGGGCGGGTGATTGGCCCAGGCGCCAATCCGAATTTCGTCTCCCGCAGTCCGGTAAACTCCCACAGATCGCGCGGGTGATCGTAAATCACGAGATAAGAAATGTGCCAGCCGTAGCCAACCGCAGCGCCGAGATACTGGTGTAGCTCCGCAGGCTCCAGACAGGTTGGCCGTGCAATGTCCGATGGGATTCTTCCCGCGCCGTCAATGCTGATGATCTCATCGCATACAAACTCACCGATGATCTTGCCATTCCCCCGATATGCTCCGCCGCATTTAGCAGCCTTGAAAACATCCGCTATTTTATCAGGATGGAGAGACCGTTCCCTTTCCTTCAAAATCCAAAGCATATCAGCGCTCTGCGTGCAGTAGATGTAGCACTTAAACGGCGTATTCATCTTCGGGCGCGTCTTGCGCACCTCAATCGTTTTCTCTCCGCTTATGATCTTCTCGCACCACTTCGGGCGGATGCTGATTAAAACAGCTATCATGCTCTTGCCTCCTGTTCCAATTCTGCGCGGAACCGTTGTTCCAGTTCAAACACGCCGCGCGGCTTGCCTTTGTAATAGCCTTTCATGGGCCTGTCTATTTTCCGTTGCAGGTCTTTCAGGCGCTCCCAGTATTCCGGCAGGTAAATATACATATTCCGCAGTTCCCGCAGGTTCTTGTTGCAGCAGCACCAGCACGAAACACGGTCCAGCACGTCATAAAGGCGGATCGTGCCCTCCAGCCACGAAAACCCGTTTTCATAGCAATATGCCAGGGCGCCGGCTTCCGTCATTCCCCACTCCGCCAGCGGGTGCAGTTTATACGGCTTCCGTTCTTTTTCCAGTCTCGGCGTTTCGTCGGCAGCTATGCCAACGTAAACCATAGCGTCCCGCGCCTCCGCGTACCTGTCTATGGCTTTCAGCTTCCCCGTGGTTCCCCAGCGGCAGAGGCCGCCACACCAGCCATAACCTTGGTGTGTGCCTTTCTGCTTACTGCAAACCGGCCTTTCCAGCATATCAAACAGGAACGGGTTTTCCGGCTCCAGTCTGGTGTACTTGATCCCCAGCTGCTCCAGGCGGGGTAGCATTTGATCCCGTGTGTGGTAAATCGCCTCAAACTCCATTCCGGTATCGTAGAAAACCACCTCATTCAGCGGGTAGCCCTTGGCAATCAGCATTAGGAGCACGGCCAGGCTGTCCTTGCCCCAGCTGACACTTGCAATATGCCATTTCATTCCGCTTTTGCACCTCCAAACGCCGCCATGTCGAAACAGGTCTGTTCCCCAACGTACTGGCGCCACGCCCATTCCAGCATGGCGCCGCGGCTGTACACCATCAGCTTTTCGCCCTGGATTTCCATCCGGTCTGCCTCGATGTTCGTCAGATCGTTGCAGCAATCGCAAACAAATCTCATGTCTTATCCTCCTTGTTTTCCGCAAGCATTCGCTCGACCGCCTCCAGCTGGAACGCATCAAGTTCGTCCTCGTGGTGCTGTACGCCTTGCTGCAATCGGGCAGCGCCCTTTGACACCGGCCCCATCACCCTGTCCACAGCCGCACGTTCCAGCGGATTCAGTTCGTCGTGGTGTCCCTGCACGCCGTATCCGGGCTTTGCAGCGCGGCCAAGTGACGCCGGGTGTGTGCTGGCCTCTTTCAGCCAGTCAAACACGATCCCCTTGTAATTTGCGGCCATAGAGCGGGTTATCACGTCGATCATGGCAGCCTCGCCATATTCCTCTGCGGCTTTCGTGATCTGTGTGACAAGGCTTTGCAGGCCAACAGGCTTATACTCCTCCCGTCGTTCCCCCTTGTATGCCACCCATTTTTCAACTGCTTCGCGCAGTGTGGGGGGAAGGGGGGAAAGAATACTGTCCATGTCCTTTTCCTTTGTCCTTTTCCTTTGTCCATAGCTTTTTTTGCTTTCATCGGAAAGCATTTGCTTTTTTTGCTTTTCGTTGCTTTCGTCAAAAGCATTTGCTTTTTCGGATTCAGGCCGACCGCCCTGCTTTCCTGCCTCGCTTCTGGACGCGGAGATGGCTTTTTGAGCCGCTACGGATTCGTCAATGTCCCGTCGAATCGCAGGCCAAATGAAACGTTCACTCCCGCTGAACTCTGGCTCTGCTCCCGACTCGCGATAATCCATCGCGGCCAGCACCAAGCGCCCCACCTCAGCAGCACTGTACGCCTCGAAATAGCTCCTGTAACTCAGCCACAGCTTGACGTATTCCTTTTTTTCTCCCATCCGTCAGCCCTCAGAACGGAAGCTCGTTTTCGTCGCCGATCTCCATCTGCGGCATATCCGGCGCAGAGAACGGAACCGGCGTTGTGCTCGGCAGCGGCTTGAACTCCGAAGAGGCCGGTGCAGCGGCAGAAGCATTCTGCCCGTCCCGCTTGCTGTCGCCGAAATAAACGCTTTCTGCGACGATCTCGGCAGTCTTACGCTTATTCCCTTCTTTGTCCTCCCAGTTGCGGATCTGCAAGCGGCCAGACACGACGGCCATGCGGCCCTTTGAGAAATACTTGCTGACGAACTCAGCCGTGCCGCGCCATGCGACGATATCCACGAAGTCCGTTTCCTTCTCCGCGCCCTGCGCCGCGAAATCGCGGTCGCAGGCAAGCGTGAAGGATACAACAGAATTTCCGCTTTGCGTCTGCCGAAGCTCCGGGTCACGGGTCAGACGGCCCATCAGGACGATTTTATTCAGCATTTGCAGCGCCCTCCATGACCTCGCCGGTTGCCTGATCGACCGGCATATCGTCAACCATTTCCGCATCTGCGACAACAGTAGGAACGCTGAACATATCGTCGCTGATCTCCGTCTTGACCGTGCTGTCCTGCGCGATCTGCCGAACAAATTCTGACTTCATCGGGGCATACTTCAGAACCTTTTTCAGAACGGTCTTCTTTGCCATCTCTTCAAAGTTGGTCTGCCACGGGCCGGAGCCGTATGCCTTGCTGTACTTCTGCGCATGGGCGCGGACATCATCCAGCGTCATGATCTCGAAGCCGTAGCCGCCGTCCTTTGTTTTGAACATCGCCCAGACGTTCACCGGGTCGCCGCGATCTCCGTTCAGCTTCGGGATGAATTTCAGGCTGCATTCTGTACCATACTCGGCAATCAGCGTATCGTTTGCGTGTCCGACTTGTGCTTGGATCGTCTGGATCTCTCCGGAGCGGTATGCAAGGTCGATCATGCCTTTGTATCCAAGCTGGAACTGACATTCAAGGCGGTTCTGCTTGCCGTTCCAATAAGGAATCAAATATGCCTGTCCGAGCGGCGTGTTCGGCTCCAAGCCAAGCTGCGCGGCAGTCATCATTGCGCCGAGGAAAGATTGCGGCGTGCACTGCGCCAGCTTCGGATTCGTGGAAAGTGCGGAAAGCGTGATCCGCGTGAACCGCTCCGGCGTCATGACGGAGGGAAGCGCTTTCTTGATCTCACCCTCCATCTGCTTGATATACTGCTGCATTGTCGGATTTCCGCCGCTCTGTGCCTTCATAGCCGTCTGCGCGGTTGCCTGCTGGATTTTGTTCATGATTCTTCCTCCTGTTTCATTTCTGTAATTTTGAATGGCCGGGCCTGTACCGTTTTATAAAACGGCGTCAAATCGATATCCGGGTATGCCTCTTTAAAGGCTTTTGGCTGGAACGTCTGCCGGTTTTGCTGCGTCCAAGAGACGTTGTAGCCGTTGCAGGCGGCCCGCTCTGCCGTGCCCATATCGAGCTTGATCGTGTTTTCAATCTCGCGGCTGCGCTCCGCCAGTGCCGCCGCCTGACGTTTGATCTGCATATACTCAGCCAGCAGCTGTTCGCGTCCGAACAAATCAAGCTGTTCGCCGTTGCTGTCGGCATAAACCGTGCTGATCGCGTCCGTCGTCGCCTCCGAACCGTCCGGTGCAGGCGGGGTGTCTTCCTCGACGCACCGCCAGAAAAGCTTCTCCGCCTCCATCAGCGCGGAGATTTCCGCCTCATCGCGCTCGAGCGTGTATGTAAAGAATCCGCGCCCGAAGACGAGAACCGCCAAATACCAACGGTCAAGGCCTGTGACGGCCAGATAATGAACACACTGTGCATAGTAGCGTTCCGGGAAATCCACACCGTTGAACTGCCGAATGTCAAGCGTCGAGGTTGTCTTACATTCCAGCCCTGCATTTTCGCTGGAAATTCGCCTGTCGATGTCTGCATGCGCCCACGGATACGCGGGATTCCGAATGATGTAGTTGCAGCGCCGCACCTTTTTCCCGGACGCTTCCTCAAAACGCTTCGCAACATACTCCTCGAGATCTCTGCCAATCCGCATAGCCTCTGTGTCTTCCTTTTCCGGGAGACGCCCAGTCTTATCCATCCATACCGTGTACGGGCTTGCAAAGCGGCTCATTCCGATAACAGCCACCGCGTCACTCCCGCCAATGGACTTTCTGCGTTCCTCCAGCCATTCTTCGTGGCTCATCTTCGCCGTGGAGATTGTATCGAGCATTTACTCCACCTCCACAAATTCGCCGTTCTGCAGCCGATACCAGGTATCGGCCTTGATCTTCTCGCCGTCTACATATTCCGTCTTCACGCAGCGCGGAGCAAACCGTCCTTTTTCGTCGGAATATTCCCACTCCGCAAGCGTGATCCAGCTTCCTGCCTTTGCCTTTACGACAGAGCCGCTGCCAGCGCAGCAGATCACGGAGTCTTCGCCGGTACTATTGATCTTGGCGTAGTTGCCCGAACTGCCGATCTGGGCGTAGTTGCCCGAACTGCCGATCTGGGCGGAGTAGCCCGAACTGCCGATCTTGGCGGAGTCGCCCGAACTGCCGATCTGGGCGGAGTCGCCCGAACTGCCGATCTGGGCGTAGTTGCCCGAACTGCCGATCTGGGCGGAGTAGCCTGTGGTGATGTCACTTTTCGGCATATTGTTAATTGTCTGTTCCTTTGTGTAATCGATACACGCTTTTACAAATCCGGCGAAGTTCAGCTTCGCGCCGATATGCAGTTTCTTTGTTGCGAATTTCCCGCCACTTCCTACAACCGGCGGATCAAGCGCCTCGACCTCTGCAAAATCTGAAAACGTCCCGTTTTTATCTACGAGATCGTAGAAGTTAAGGGTATCAAAAGGGTTGACGCAGTAGTGCATCATACCTTTACCGCAAATCTCGCCGCCAGACTCTTCATAGTCCGTGTTCTCGGTATACTGCTTGCCCCGACAGATCATACCGGGCTCAAATGCCTTGTAGCCTTTTGCGTTTTCCATAATGTTTCCTCCTTCATTCATGCTGTCTTTTGTTCAAATCCCAGCGCCCCGGCCAGTTCCGATTCGCTGTACTCATCCTGCACATAGTCCCCGAAGCACTCTGTATGTACCAGCACTCCGTTGCAGCAGAAGCACTCAGTTCCTTCATAGATGTCTTCCCGGCAGTATGCGCACTGGCCGACAATTACCGGCTTCGGCTCGTCGATGCCGAGATAGAGGTTCTCACCATCGTATCCCACGGCGTTTCGCCTCCTTTTCCAAGAGCTTTTCGCACAGGCTCTGCACGCTTGCACAGTGCATAGCATCGCAGAGCTGCTGCAGAACTTCTGCGCCGCCGTCCGTCAGGCGAAAGTAATACCGGTTTGTCTTCTTCCGGCGATCCGCGCGGTTCTTGGGCGCGTCCAGCGCCTTGATCGCCGCGGCTGCCTCCGGAACAAGCTGAACGCCGTATTTCTCCGGCGCTTCGCACTGAGAAAGCAGGCATTTGTTGAACTTCGGGTAGTCAGCCCGTACCGCCTCGACACAGGCTTTCGCACCATGCCGGACGCGGGAATCCGTTAAACTTGACATAGGTTCCTTTCTGCCCTATAATAAAGGCGTCTTAAGTTTCCTTTCGGCCCTTGCCGCGTTGCCGCGCGGCAGGGGTCATTTCTTTTTCGTGCGCTCTCGGATAAGCCTGCAGGTCGCGTCCCATTGCTCAAACAGGATCTCCCAATAGATGCCGCAGGAGAATTGGCCGTCTGTGGTGCAGCCGGAACTACATAGCCCGCGCTCTCTGCATATCTCGCAGGGAGTCTTCAACAGATCCGCGTCCGTCATGCCAGCCCGTACAGCAGCGCTGCCAGTGCGACCAGACCGGTCAGAACGCATTCATACGTCATTTCCGCCATTCCGGCCACCGCCGACAGGATCATTGCAGCGCCGCTCACCCAAAGGCACATACCCTTCAAGATCCACAGTGTTGCCTTGCGGGCCTCCGCTTCTTCCCGCAGCCGCTCCCGGCGTTCCTCAGTCGTTTCCCCCGGCTCATACCCGAGCCGCTCTGCAAGATTCGTTCTCATTTCTTCTCCTCCGTTCCGTCCTGTACACTGTCCGCCGCCTTGATCTTTTCCAGCACCAACTCGATATTCCTGCGCTCCTTCTCAATGCTCTCGAGCTCTTTCCCAATGGCTTCCCGCCTTGCTTCGCTGCCCGGCTCTCCCTCTTTGAGACGGAACGCATCCGCATCCATCCGGATCATGTTCCTTTCGAGTATCCACTTGAGATACAGCCATTCAGCCGTTGTCAGAAGCAGCTTTTTCATGCTTTCGCCTCCTGCATCCGCCTGACGAGCCGCGCCAGACGGGCATTTTGTGTAACGAGCTTCTGCGCGTCCATTTCCAGCCCCTTGCGCTTGAGCCCGTTTATGATCTGCGCTGCCTGGCACTCGCAGATCAGCGCCGCTTCAATCAGATCATGCAGCTCCTGCGCATCCAGCGTCAGGGTGTAGGTCTTCACTTCCGCCATGTTGCATCCTCCTTCTGTCCACTCCTTTTTCGATTTCTGTTCGTTGCTTCGCAATTCGTTGCCGCTGCTAGGCGGTGCTGTGCTTAACCTTGCCCTTGCATTGCATTCGCTGCTGTGCCGTAGCTGCGCGTAGCCTTCGATGATTTGCCATGCCCCTGCGTTTCCAGTCTTTGCCCTGCTATGCCATTCCATAGCATATCTACGACTCGCTTTGCTGTTGCGCATCTTTGCCGATCGGTACGAAGCAATTCCATTGCTATCCTTGCTGAACCCGGCCCCACCCTTGCGCTTAATCCGACAGAACCTCGTAGGTAAATCTGCCCTTGCCGGAGTTCCGCCACTGGCCGATGCCGCGCAGGCGGCCATACTCCAGCCATTCCAAGACGATATCCTTTTGTGCCTTTTCGTCTAGCATCGTAATTTCAAACTCGATCGTGCTGCCTGCCGGGATCTCCTCGGAGTTCGCAAGGCTGACGCGCTCGCCCTGTGCGGTCTGTGCGCGAAGCGGCCTCTGGCATTCTCCGACTTCGCCGTTGACCTCAATGGGAATCATGCGCGGCTCTACAAAGATCAGGCCGTCGATAATCTTCTTATAGGCTTTCAGTGTGCTGGATTTCTTGGATTTCACACGCGCCAGCATACCGCAGGCGTCTTTGAAAAAACCTTTGATCTGATAATCGTACAGAATCGGCTGTCCGTCGGTACGCGGGAAAACGGTTTTTCCCTTTTCTGCGACAGCGTCCGCGCCGAGCGCTGCGATCTCATCCTCAATCGTGCTTGCGTCCGGGGCCTTGCTTGCGATAAAGTCACGCGCAATGTTCTCGTTGCTCGGCCATGTGCCAAGAACCGGCTCCAAAAATGTTAATCTGACTTTCATTTGTTCCTCCTCATGCTCCGAGAAACCGCAAAAACGGCTCTCTCGGGATCTTTACTCTGTGCTTGCTTGTGCAGCAAACCGGGAAGCCCAGCTTTTCAGGCTGTTCCCTCGCCATCAAGCGAAGCCATTGCGGGTTACAGCCGAGCACCTGCGCCGCCTCGCTTGCGAGGATTGTTGGCTTTGACATTGCCCGGATATCATCCAGCGTCATTTTTCCTCCTTTCTCGGCTTTAATAACTCGTCCACTGTGCAGCCGTACAGATCTGCGATTTCGTGCAGGCGCGCTGTCTTCGGATACATCTGCCCGGTTTCCCACAGATAAACAGATGCGTCTGAAACCTTTAGCGCCTTGACTACCTGCTGAACTGTCAATCCGGCGGCAAGCCTCGCTTCCTTAAAACCCATGCCTTTACATACCTCCTGTCTGAGAATACTAAGTTTTTCTTGACAACTTAGTGAATTGTGTTATTATGAAAGTACCACCTATCATTATTAAACAATCCGATAAGCTGTCCGGGGCGGTGTTCTTTTCACGCCTCATAAGCCGAGGCATGAATCATGTGCAAGTCGTTCAGAGAAAGAATCAGGTTGTTTCTCAATCGGAATAAGCGTTACAAATCCATAGAAGAAAACGGGCTAAATGTGCTTGTCGAAACCGAAGGCTCGAAAACACGCACGGAGAAAAGGCGGTTTCTTATCAACATGTTTTTCACCGTCGTATCTGCCGTCTCCGCAGTCGCTGCCGCGATATTTGCCGCCCTTACTTACATCAACTCGTAACGGAAGGCAATGACCGCACGCGCAATGAAACGTCCCGAACTGGTCATACCCGCAGTCTGAACCAACAATCTGAAATCCCCATATATACTTGTCTTTCTTCACGCCATCACCTCACTTATTGCTTTTGCCCCTCGCAACTCTTAGTATAGTTAAGTATATACTAAATGTCAATAAAAACTTAGGATTGTTAAGGGTACTTTTTCGCTAAATTTATAAGGGGTTTTTTATGCAATTTGACGTACAGTCCGTTATAAGAAGAATCGAAATAAGGCTTGCTGAAATTGGGATGACAAAGCAAGAGTTTTACGAAAAAAGCGGAATATCGTCTGGGTCTTTCTCTCAGTGGAACACGGGGAAACACGCGCCAAGTATAAAGAAAGTTCAACGTGCAGCCAGTGTAATTGGGGTAACAACAGAATACCTCTTATATGGCACAGACTTGCTGCCGGACGAGGAACCGCCTGCGGGCATAAAAAAAGACCCCATCCGGGGGGATGGGGCAGAAGATAGCGAAACCGCAGAACTCCGTGAAATTTGGAGTTCTGCGGATGAAAATGAGCGCCGTGATTTGCTCGAAATGGCGCGTATGCTAAAGAGCCGGAGAAAGCAGAATGGATGATGCAAGCAACCTGCCGTTTTCGGAAATCGAGTTGAGCAGAGACGAAAGAAAAATGCTTAAAGCGTTGGCAGATAGCAGAATATTTGCGACGGATGATATTTTCCAGACCGCAAATAGGCTGAAACATTTTGGACTTGCAAATCTGCACCCAATCCCCAGCAAAGATGGTGTCCCTGTGTTATCGTTTGGCGCGTCCTGCGCAATTGAAATAGAAGAACGCGGGAAGGACTACTTGGCGTATATTGATCAGCGGAAGAAGTCCACAAAGGCTAGTCGAATCCATGACCTAGTGATTGCAGTAATCTCATTCCTGCTCGGGATGCTTACGTCTGAACATTTCTGGAATTTCCTGAACAAATGTCTGTCAGGATCCGAGGGCTGAAGTCGCTGCAAACTGCTTTAAGCTTTTTTTCGCAGACAAGCACGATGTCGCCGCCTGGGCTGGCCGCGCCGATCGCGTGTTCGCATATCCGGCACGCTTCTCCGCACTCATCTTTTGTAGAAATTTCAGTCCTGATTCTGCACAACTGCAGCATAATATTATCGTACTTTTCCTTGCTCAGAAACATTGTTTCGCTCCTTCCACATTCTAATTAGTTCTCGTTTTTCCTCTGATGTAAGTTCCATTAAATACTGAAAACCAATATCAGCGGGCGCAATTTCTTCACCCTTATTATAGCACATATCATCCTGAATACAAAGCATTTTGCGCCCTCCTTATTTGTATAAAGCCAATGTTAAATTCTGTGTTTTTTGAAGCAGTAATAACATAATAGAACCTATGTTCTAATAAGTCAACGTTGCAATGTACACAAAAACTAGGTGCCGAAATTCTATGCCTAATTACGCCAAAAGTCCGGTTTATAGACCATGATATGTGATATAATGGCATCAAGCCATTCTATGGAAAGAAAGAGAGGAAATAACTATGGAAGAAATGGAAGGAAAGAAGTATTGCAAGCATTGTGGTGAAATCATCGACAAGGATTGCGTGATTTGCCCAAAATGCGGGAAGCAGGTCGAGGAACTGAATTTGGCGCAGCCGCAAGTCATCGTAAACAACACAAACACGAACACAAACGTAAATACAAATGTCAATGGTCGATACGGTCGCCCCAAAAACAAATGGACTGCATTTTTCCTGTGTCTGTTCCTTGGCGAATTTGGCGCACACAAGTTCTATGAGGGTAAGACCGGAATGGGGATTCTGTATCTGTTCACACTTGGGCTTTTCGGCATCGGCTGGTTAATCGACACGATTAGTTTACTGTTCAAGCCGAATCCGTACTATGTCTAACTCAGAAATTTACTTTTCTGCCGTTGCCCCTGTTTCTCGTCACCTACATCTGAGACGCAGGCAAAGAGCATGGGCGCTCCTTTGATGTAGTCCAGGTTTAGACTGTGGACGTCTTTGAAAATCGCCCCGTCTACGATGATGTTTACTTTCCCGTTTTCAAAGCGAATATTGATGCTCTGCATTTGGTGTACCTCCATATTTTAGAGCGTTCGTTCAAGAATTTCAATTTGGAATCTTCCACAAAGAACATCTTGCATTTTCTTCGTCCGGTAACCCTCGTAAGCGGCAATTATGGGACAGACTATTTTGTATAATGGAATGTTTAAGATCGCCCCACCGTCGCTCCACCGACGGTGGGGCTTTCTCACGCGCCTGTAACCAGCATAGCAAAAGCGGCAGAAATGTCCACCCTCAAATTGGTAAAATCATACCCGTGGCGGAAGAATCAGCGAAATATGTGTGAAAATGGAGGTATATTATGTCGGCAATTCAGGAGCTTGCCCCATATATTTCTGCATATCAGGGGAACATCAAGCGGGCGAAAGAAGATCAGCATTACACCATCGACAGACTTGTCGAGGAATCCGGCGTTTCCAGGTCGGCTGTGACGAAGCTCTGCGCAGGAATACAGCAAGACCCGAAACTGTACAATTCTGCCGCGCTGTGCCGCGTTCTCGGTCTGTCGCTGGATGAGCTGTTCGGGCTTGTCCAGCCCGCAGAAAGCCCAGAAGAACTAACCGAGCAGATTCATCATGTCGAAATTGAAAACGCCAGGCTGGAGGCAACAGCGGCCGCACAGAGCGCACAGATAAAGTCTACACATACAATGTGTTACGTCCTCGCCCTGTTTTGTATGCTGCTCTCCTTTTCTCTGATTGCCTGCCTTGTGACGGATGCGAAGAGTCGGAGCGCAGGCCTCATTCGCGGTGGAGATTTGTCCGTAGCTGCATGGGTTTGCATTGCCCTGATCGTAGGTTCAGCGCTGGCTTCGGCAATTACTTTCTACGCGATCCGAAAAGAACGTGGAGGGAAACATGGAGTGCATCAAGTGTAAAAAGGAAATCCCAGACGGCGCGCCCTACTGTTGCTGGTGCGGAAAAAAACAGGAAGCGCGGCGAAACCGGACACGCGGGAACGGGCAGGGAAGCGCTTACCAGCGAGGGAAGACGTGGACGGCACGTTGGACAGAAAGAACTTACCTAGATGAGAACGACAAGCTTCGGCAAAAGATGCGAACAAAAGGCGGGTTTACATCAAAGCGCGCCGCCCTCCAATATGCTGCAAACCCTCCGAAGGAAGAGCGGCGAAGCCCCACTCTCAGAGAATACTACAAAACATATCTGCGTGGGGATTATTTATCCTTGTCGGCTGACCGTCAGGGTGCCGCAGAAAAGGCTTTCGAGCGAATGAGAGAAATCGCCGACCGTGAGATCGACGCGCTTACCATCGCGCAGATACAGGATGTTATCGACCGCAATGCCAGCACCTATTACACGCGGAAGGACATGAAAACAGTCCTTTCCCATTGCTACAATCTCGCGATTGCCGAAAAGCAGACTACCGTGAATCTTGCAAAGTACATAAAGCTTCCGGAGCTTGAAGAAAAAACGCCAGAGCCGTTCACCGACGCCGACGTAAAAAAGCTATGGGAAGCGTATGCAAAAGATCACTTTGTCGGTTTTATCCTTACGATGATCTACACCGGCATGATGCCCGGTGAGCTTTTGAAACTCAAGAAAGATATGATTGACTTTGAAAAGAATGAGATCGTCCGAGGCGGCATAAAGACAAAGAAGCGGAAGGAAACGCCTATGGTCTTCCCGGATTTCGTTGCGCCGGTGCTGCATGAACTATGCGAAGAAAGCAAATCGCGCGTCGGAAATATCTGCTGCATAAACAAAGATAATTTTTACAAGAGATATTATGAGTGTTTGGAGCTTGCCGGAGTGCAAAAGCTACCACCTTACTCATGCCGCCATACAACCGCTACAGCCCTCGCGATGAAAAACATCGACCCGTTTACGATCAAGGAAATCATGCGCCACACGAAGATAACGACTACCCAACGGTATGTACACCCGGACATGAAAGGCATGGTCAATGCCGTAAATCAGTTGCAAAACGACTCGCCAGAGTGAATTCTGTATGCTACAAAATATGTTACAAATGCCAATTTCTCTAGTGTTTTCAATGGTTTTTTCTCCCCTGCTAAGGGAGTAGGCGTCTAAAAAGCGCGCGAGAGTTCAAATCTCTCCTTCCGCGCCAAAGTACCGATTTTAGCTGTTTTAAAGCTAAAATCGGTACTTTTTTATGCTTTTCGCCCCATTTTCTGCGTATTTTCAAAAAGCGAAAAATCACGTTATGACACGCTCTGTAACATAAAATCATTTCCCGTATGCTACATTGTATGCTACAAATTCAGTGCACTGCGAGGGGACTCCCCTATTTTTTGCTACATGGACTTTATTTTCCGAAGCATGGAATCATAGACTTTTCGGTTCACAAGCGATAATGTGTCCATAAGTTCATCAACGACCGCCCAAGCCTTTGCCGGGTCTTTCCCAGCTACCGCAAGTAAAAACTCACTGTCCCCGTACTCGCCCACGGTAGCCGGTTCTGCGGTCACAGGGGCGGGAGCGCCGGAGTAGGAACCCACATACCTACCGCCGTCGCCCCGTTCCTCTTCCTGCATCTTATCGCGTATCACATAAAGATCTGCCAGTTTGGCATAATTGGGATAGCTGGATTCCTCATATTCCAGCCGCGCTATCTCCTTGCGGATCTCGGCTTTATCCAGCATATCGCGCCTCCTTATGCCCGCTCGATCTGCTCCATGCAGCGGCGGATCGCGTCACGGGTTTTATCGTCGTCCGCGTCGCGCATCATATCGTCCAGCTGCGCGCGCATATGCTCGCGGGCATCAGCGCGGGTATAG